TTAACGAGTATAAGAATATTATTTTTAAAATTAACACTTAACTGTTTTATAATGCTGTTTCTAAACGAATTACTATAGATATAATCAAGTTCAATTTTATAATTATTTTGACTGCTAATATACTGTGGACCGTCATTATAGTTTATTTCAATAATAGAAGTATTAGCAGGAGTTAAATGTTTCTCTACTCTAAGTTCAAAACTATCTTTTTCATATATTACACTTCCTATCTTACCTATAATATTCCATTCGTCTGGTTTATTATCTGGAAGAGTACCGGTTAAGCCAAACTTATGAACAGTTTTTATCTGCTGAACCATTTTACTAACTTTATTAGATTTTTTAACTTTATGACACTCATCAACAACTAAAGCATCAACATCTGTTAACCAAGGGTTATCTAAAAATTGACTTTGTAATATTCCTAGATTAGCAATAATAACATTAGCAGTTAAATCAGGCTTAATCTTACCCGTCCATTTAGTAAACTTAAACTGAGCATTATATTCAGTAAAGTCACTATAAGTTTGATTGACCAAACCTAAGTCAGGTACTATCAATAAACATTTAAATTTATCACGGGATAAATACATGCTTGTTAGTAAAGAGCATATAGTGAGAGTCTTACCAGCACCCGTACCCATCTTTAAAATACCTCTACCAAACTTTATAGCATTTTCGCAAGCTGCTAGTTGGTAATCTCTTAACTCAAAAGTTAAATTATCATAAACTCGAGCATTAGGTAAAGACGGCTTAACAATACTAGGTAATGCTTCATCTATTACAATTTCTTCATTAGGGTAAGCTTCTTTTATATGTCTTAATATATCATAGAACATCCCACATTCAAATAACCCTGTAGGTGTAATAGAATAGATACGAGTATTAGCATAAAAGCGAGCTCTACCTTTTAATCTAAATCGAGCTGTTTCATCATTAACACTAAAATGCTCGCGTATATCGGTAAAATGATCACCAGTAATTCTAATTTTATTTTTTTCGTACTTAAAATTAATCATAGTGTTTCCATCTTCATAATTTCAATAATATTTTTTATATCAAAACTTAAAGATGTAAATGTTTTTTCTGTCTTTTCTAAAAATTCAATAATAAGTTCTTGATCATCTATTTGGTGCTGAAGTTCAACCATTTTTTCATGAGTATAAGCAGTTTTTTCTGCAACTGGTAGAGTAACTTTAACGGGCGATTCTTTTTGTATAAGTTTAACTAGCTCCTTTTTTAAATTGTATCTTTGTGCTTTTAAATTTAAAAGATTCTTTTTATGCTGTATAAGCTTGCAGACCCAAAAATGTTTTCTACCAGGAGTCTTCATAGAGACATCTTTTATATTAAATTCATCGACCTGTAACTCAGTTTCTATCTCTTTTTTATATTGGTCTATTATTTTCACTATATTATTATAAATACTTTTATGGCTAATTCAAGTAGTATTTATAAAAAAAGATTCTCTATGCTTTTAAAAGAAGATAGCTTAGAACTAATGAAACGAAATATGGGTGGTACCTTTAAAGAATTTATGAATAGTTTGGTAGGTAAGACCAGACAACAAATTTTTGATGCTGGTTCATTCGCCTTTTTATATACCGGAAACAAATACGGTATGACTAATGCTTTTTCAGATATAAAAAACCCTGAAGTGCTTATGACTAAATTTCTACAAAATTTAGGAAATTATCTTAATAAAGGATTAGAAAGACCTCGTATATATGAAACTGAAGAGTTTAAAAAGAAGTATGATTACTATGGTGAACATAAACGACTTGAAAAAGAAAGAATGGAATTAGGTAAGAAGGCTATCAGCGCACCGGAAGGACCAGAGAAAGATGCTGCGCGTAGTAAATTTTATCAATTTCAAAACGATGGTAAATATTTAACAGCTAGACGCGAAGCTATAGATAAAGAAGATAAAGAAGTAGAAAAATTTCATAATGCGCCTCTAAAACTTGAAGATGTAAAAAATGATGGTTCAGGCGATTATACACAATTAGGATTAATGTATCAAAAAATATTAAGAATGCGAAAGGGGTTAAACGAAAAATTAGATCCTAAAAAACATGATGCAGGTGATTACGTAAAGGATTTTTCTAAATCAAAAGCTCCTCAGTTTAAAGGTAAATCGAAAAAGAAAAAAAGAGAAATGGCAGTTGCCGCTTATCTCGCTGCTAAAGATGAAGATAATCAAAATCCTACTCCTAAAGTTAGAAAAAACAAACAAGGATTAATGGGTTCAAAAACTAGAATTCATAAAGACAAAACAAAGTATGATCGTAAAAAGATTTCTAAACCTAAAGAAGAAGATGATAGTTCTTATGCAGGTGGTGCATTAGGACCTGCAGCTGCAGCTGGAAACACCCAGGGTGATTTTTATGCTCCTGGAGATTTTAGAGTACCTAAAGCTTTAGGAGCTATTCAAACTCGTAGAGGGCCTATAGGCGGTAAGAAGCGTAGAAAAAAGAAGAAAAAGAAGTAAGTATTTTAAATGACTGATACAGGTATTTGGAAAGTTTACGGGCCTATACCGGAAGATGCTTTCGGATTTATATATGAAATCGTTAATATTACTAACGGTAAAAAATATATAGGTAAAAAGCAAATGAGACGCAAAATAAAACGCAACCCTCTTAAAGGAAAAACGCGCAAACGTATAGATTATGTTGAAAGCGATTGGAAAACATATACTGGTTCATCTGATACTCTTAATATCGATATAGCTACACTTGGATTAGATAAATTTGTTTTTAAAATATTAAAATTTTGCAATAGTAAATTTGAACTATCATACTTTGAAGCGAAAGAACAGTTTGAAAGAGATGTATTACTAAGTGAAGATTATTATAATGGTATTATAAACTGTAGAATAGGAAAACCTCCAAAGCTTTTTTTGGAACAGTATTATAATAAAAAAAATGACTAATTTAGATTTAGGTGTTTATAATATTTCATTAGTTAATTGTAATAAAATATTTGAAAGATATGCTAGTGACGCTATAGTAGATGATTTTTATAAGTTTGATATACTAGAAAAATCTCTTAATAATACTTTATGTAAGCGTATATTTTATCATTATACCATTTACAATTTTTGTGAAGCTATACTTAAAAATAAAAGCAAAAATAAAAGTATATTATTTTTTAATAACACTCAGCTTAATGATAGTTCATTAGCAAAATACTTTTCTGAAGAAGATATTATTAAAAATATTGAGTATGTTCTTAATAAAATGAAAAAAATTTTACCGGTTAAAGTATATGTTAGTAGATATAGCTTGCCTTATTTCGATCATCTCCTATCTTCTAGGCAAGGTAGAGGTCAAATGCTTTTAAATGATATACAAAAAAATACAGATAAAGAATATGCAAGATTTACTTTTAGTAAGGCTAAGCAGTTTACTAAGCGATATGAGCTTACCTGGCTTAATCAAGAGTACTTTAATCAGCTGTCAACTAAATTTCTTCTTATTAAATAAATAATAATATGGATAAGTATACACAATTTGCAAATAAAATACTATTTGAATACGGTACGCCTATAGAACCTATATCTTCTTCAGCTGAAGAGATGGAACCTACTCAAAAGCATGGTGATATAGAAATGCAGTTAACTAAAATGCTCGGTGGTAAGGATAGAAGATCTTATATAAGAGCTGGTAAATGTGTGATGACTGGTCAGGATGCAGGCCCTTTTAGAGATGAGCTTTCAAAAAGAGAGTATATGATCTCTGGATTAGGTCAAGAAGCTCAAGATAAAGTTTTTGGAATGGGCGAAGAAGATCAAGAAGTTAAAAAAGCGCATGTAGAGGATGCTGAGAGTGCTATAACACCAGAAGATCTCAAAACTATTGAAACTGTTAAGTCTTTAGCAGGTGGAAAGGCTAAAGGAAGCCCGTTTAAAAATCCTGAAAAAGAAATTCAGAAAGCATATGGTAAAATTTTAAGTCAAGTAGCAGGGAAAATAAAAAATATAAAGATATAATATGAAATTTTTAAAAGCAATATACGATATAGGTTTAATTAATGAACAGGATGAAGCTCCCCCACCTCCTGGCGCAGATGCACCGGTTGAAGAGCCAGCTGCAGCTGAACCTACCGAAGAAGTAGTACCTCTTTCGCCAGAAAGCGAAGTTATGCTTGTTAGATTACTAAAAAAAGCATTAGTAATGAAAATAGATGCTAATGACGTTGGTCAAATTGATAGCTTGGGGGATGTTAATGAAAAAAATGCTAAAGATACTTTACAGAAGTTAATTAACTTAATGAATACCTATACAAGTGAAATCGATATTGACGTATGAGCTGGAAATCCCTAGATGATATTTATATACAAGAATCTGCTGGGAAGCAGATTCCTTCTTTACCTAGACAGCGAATCTTTAAAGAAGCTACTGCTCAAGAGGTAATAGACCTAATTAAGGATTTAGATAGTCAAGGATTATTAAAAGATGGCGATGATCTAAATACCGTTAAGAAATTTTTAGCTAGTAAACCTTTTACATCTAAAATATTTGAGTATCTAGATAGTAAAAATTTAACAGAAAACACTATAAGAGAAGGGGATGTTAGAAAATTTATACTAGAAATACTCGCTAACAATAATGATACTAGTAAATTTGCAAAATATATTGAAAATCCAGCATCACTCTCATCAATTGATAAGTCTGGCATGCTAATACCTACAATTCAAAAGCTAAGCGGTGTTTCCGCAGAAAGTATTACTGGGTTGATTAATCTTATTGGTACAGAAAGCGGTAGAGGGGTTGGCAGATCGGAAATAGCACTAGCAACTTTTTTTAAAGATGTTAAAATGAGTGAAAGTAAAGGCGACCTTGATTGGAATGGTAACTATCTCGAAGTAAAAGGCACTGCTGCAAGGTTGGGTAAAAGAGATAGAGCGTATTCTAACTTTGAAGAAAGTGAATTAGGTAAACTTGCAGTTCAATTTGATAAAAGCGATAAAAGAATAGATACTCTAGTAGCTAATCTTACAAATGAACAAGAAGTAAAGCCTGATCAAGTTTATTCAGCATTATCTAACTTTATAAAAATATCTTACCCTCACAGTTCAATAGAATTACCTGAAAATCTAAATTTAACTAATTCTGTAGAAGTTCGTAAAGCAATAACAAAAATTATGATGAATAATTATGCTGAACATGAGGGTCTAGAGTCATTTATTTTTGTAAATACGAGTAATTCAAGATTTTTTAGTAGATATATTATATTTGGTAAAGATCAAATATCAGATTTAGTAGATAGAAATATTGCTAAAGCTGGAGCTATACATATTTTAGACTTAGACCCTTCATTAGGAACAATATAATGAAAAAATTTAGCGAATATTTTAAACTTATTGCTGAAGGTGGTGCGGCTGGCCATATGGCCCATCCTTTTGACCTTCCTTACGTTAAAACCGGTAAAGATTTAATTAATTTCTTTAATAAAGCGGTTAATTCTGTTACTAAAACCCCACCTTCTGTAAAAATTGATGGTGTAAATGCAAGTTTTAGACTTGTAGATACTGATGATGGTAAAAAATTTGCTTTAGATCGCGGTTCAATGAAGCCTTTAGACTTGCAAGGTATTACTATTGATAAGCTAGAAGATAGATTTGGACCTGGACATGGTATGGTTAACGCAGGTCAAAAGCTTTTAAGTATAATGAACGAAGCGTTACCGGAAATTGAACCAGAACTAAAAAAATTAGGCATGGTAGATAATTCTAATCGATTTTTTAATACAGAATTCGTTGAAGGTCAAACAAATGTTATGCAGTATGACAATGATTTCTTAGCCATTCATGGTATTAATGAGTTTTTTCAAGCAACACCTAAGAGAAGAGCAAGTAAAGAAGTAGAATATAGCCCGAAAGTATTACAATCTCTTATAGATAAGCTAAACAAGTTTGCTGAAAAGTATAATTTTAAGGTATATGGCAGTGTACCTGCTGAACTTACTAAAAAACCTAACTTTGAACATGTACTAAATAAGAATTTTAACGTTATAGTAGGTACTGAAAAGACTTCTAAGCCATTAAAGGACTATTTAGCAGAGGCTAATAACCCTTTTGGAGATAAAATTACTTTATCTGATGGTAAATCGGTAGGAGCTTTAAGTAAATTCGTTTATTTACAAATTTTAAACGGGGTACCTGTTGATACATTCGTAAAAGATGAAGAAGATTATCAAAAAGCGATAGATGGCGCAGCAATATATCATGCAACCCGGCTTTTAGGTGATGAATTCTTAACTACATTAACTTCTCCA